GGATGGTAAGTTAAATTATGATTACCAGTTGTGGATTGATAGCGATATTGTTTTTAATAGCAATCAGTTCTGGCAATTGTGTGACATGTCAATTGCTGCTGATGGAACAGAGAAGGAGATTGCTAGCGGATGGTATGCGACTGAGGATGGACAAACTACGAGTGTTGCACATTGGTTAGAGGAAGAGGACTTCCGTACTAATGGTGGAGTAATGAACCATGAAACTGTGGAATCAATCAGCAAGAGGCGTAAGCCGTTTACTGTGGACTACACAGGTTTTGGATGGGTGCTCATCAAAAAGGGAGTATTTGAGAACTTAGAGTATCCTTGGTTTGCTCCTAAGATGCAGGTCTTTGAATCTGGGAGTGTTCAGGATATGTGTGGAGAAGATGTGAGTTTCTGTTTGGATGCCAAGGAGAAGGGTTTTGAAATCTGGTGCGACCCTCGTATTCGTGTGGGTCATGAGAAAACTCGTATTATCTGATGTTAAGTTTTCTCTACGTACTACTCTTGACCGTTTTGCTCGTCTCGGGTATGATGGTCACGGGCAATAAAATGTCTATTACAGTAAAAAGGAATTGAATTATGGCAATGATGAAGAACGGAAATTATATTCCGGGCAGACCAAAGAAAACTCGTCAAGGTTCCTCACAAAATACTCTTGTGAGTGCTACAAGTCGCAATAACGGCAAGAAGCGTTATCGTGGTCAAGGAAGACGATAAAATCCCATTATGGGTATATTTGATAGGAATATCATTATTTCTTTTTACAATTTTGTGCTTTATCATTTTAGTTCTAGGCAATGTATATGTCTAGAACTTTTTTTGTGTATAGATAAAGAAACAATTTGTTACCTATGGCTTGTTTGATTGCTAATCTTCCATCAATGGAAGTATGGGTTCGTAAAGAATATCTGACCGATCATCAGTTTGGTCATGGCGAATTTGTAAAGGGTGTTTGGGTATCTGTAAAGAGTATACCTGGACGTGCATTTTACTTTGAAACCTATCTACCAGAGTATGCGGCAATGTACGACAAATTGCCCATCAGCGCGTTTGTAAGCGACCCAGAGACGCCTAATCCTGACATGAGTCTACCTAACCTACAATTCTGGAATTGTATGGATTACGGGGTCGTATCGGTGGATAAGAAGTTTATTGGTAGTATGGACTTTGAATGCTATACAAGGGACCATGGCAATGTAAAGGGCACCTATGTATGTACGATTGATAATTATCATCATGATCCAGACTATGTTGACTATGCTACTAGTGAGAATCCAGCTGAACACAAGTCGCATAATCTAATTGAACTTGAAAATGGTCAGTATGCGTTGTATCCAAACAATAGATTGCGTATTTTTGACAATAGTTTGACACCTGTTGATCCAAAGATGCCCGATTTCAAGGTATCAACTCAATATTATCAAGTTGAAAACGGAAATGATAGACTTGGTATGGGACGTGAGGACGAATATTTCTGGAAAACTGCAAAAGAAAGATCAGAAACTGTTAATAATGAGGATTCTAGTGTAGAATGTGAGGAATAAATAATTTTAAAGAGTAACATGAGTCATCCACAACATCTTGACGGTTCCGTAGACAAGTCAAATTCCTTTATTGAAAACGGAATGACCTTAATTACAGAGGTTGATAGTGAAAAATATCTAAAGAAAGCAAAGGAACAGCGTGCAAGAGAAAATAAAATTCAGGAAGTGCGTGACCGTTGGTTATAATATTAAAATATCCCTAATAAATAACTCATAATTGCTGTATTAGAGTGCCTTTAGAGCGAATTAGCAGGGGTTTTAAAGATATTAGTATGTCATTTCAGGTTAATCCCCTGTCTAATGATCTTATTGCCCTTAAAAATGAGAATGCGATTGCACGTTCAGTAAGAAATATCATCTTTACAGTACCTGGAGAGAAGTTTTTTGATCCTGATTTTGGAACAAAGATTTCAGATTCTCTTTTTGAATTACTAGATGATATTTCTGCATCAGCAATTAAGGACCAAATTGAATATTCATTAGAAACTTATGAGAGGAGAGTTGCCCTCCGAAATGTAACAGTTGAACCTGATTTTGAAAATAACGGATATTCTGTAGAAATTGTTTATGACATCATTGGTGCGGATATAGAATCGCAACAGATAAAATTTATTTTGCAACCAACTAGGTAAAAATGCCATTATCAAATTTTTCAAACCTAGATTTCGATCAGGTTAAACAATCACTTAAAGATTATCTTCAATCAAACTCCAATTTTACGGATTATGACTTTGAAGGTTCTAACCTGTCAACCATTCTTGATGTTTTAGCGTATAACACATACATTACTTCATATAATGCAAACATGGTTGCTAATGAAGTATTCCTTGACAGTGCTACATTAAGAGAAAATGTTGTTTCTATTGCAAGAAATATAGGATATTTGCCAAAATCCCGTAAATCAGCACGGGCAACGGTTAGTTTTTTCGTTGACGTATCCACAGTATCTCCTCCACCCGTTTCTTTGACCCTTAAAAAGGGTCCAATTGCGACTTCTCAGGGAAGTTTTTCTGCTTCTTCCTTTATTTTTTCAATTGTTGATGATATTACTGTTCCAGTTTCACAAGGAATCGCAATTTTTGCCAATATTCCGGTTTATGAAGGTCCACTTATCACTCAAAACTTTACTGTTAACTCCAGAGACTACAATCAGAAGTTTATTTTACCAAATTCTGGCATTGACACCGATTTAATATCAGTTTTTGTTAGAGATAGTGAGACTGCAACGGCATCAACACGTTATTCAAGACAAGATAATCTGTTTGGTGCTAATAGATTTTCAAAAACCTACTTTTTACAAGAAGTAGAAGACGAAAGATACGAAATTTTGTTCGGAGATGGCATTTTTGGGCAAAAATTGGAAGATGGCAATGTTATTACAATAAATTATATCAGATGCAATGGTGATAGTGCTAACGGAATTAATAGTTTTGTATTTAACGGAAGAATTACATATCAAAGAAACGCAAAAGAGTTTAATGTATCGGATGGTGTCTCATTATTAACAACTGGCATTGCTTCTTCTGGTGGTGAAGACATTGAAAGTGTAGAATCTATCAAAAAATTTGCTCCAAGGACATTTACGACTCAAAATAGAGCAGTTACGTCTTTGGATTATGAAACTTTAATTCCAACAAAGATTTATCCAGAAACTGAATCTATTTCTGTATTTGGAGGAGAAGAATTAGTGCCTCCTCAGTATGGAAAAGTTTTTATTAGCATAAAACCCAAATTTGGCGACTTTTTGCCGAATTTAATTAAAGAAAATATAAAACAAAGACTCAAAAAATACTCTGTTGCAGGAATTGTTACAGAAATTTTAGATCTAAAGTATCTTTATGTTGAAGTTGACTCAAAAATTTATTATAACACAAATTTAACACCTTCATCACAGCGTGTTTCTTCAATTGTTCAAAATAATATCCAAAAATACGCAGAATCAACTGAATTAAATAGATATGGAGCAAGATTTAAATATTCCAAGTTTCAAAGAATTATTGATGATAGTAATCAGGCAATTACATCTAATATAACTAATATCAGTATACGGAGAGATTTAAGAATTGTTTTAAATACTTTTGCCGAATACTCTATTGGATTTGGTAATCAGTTCCATATTACAAGTCTTGAAGGATACAATATTAAATCATCTGGATTTACTGTTAGTGGAATTCAAGAAACTTTATATCTTGGTGATATTCCAAACTTTGATGGTTTAACTGGAGACTTATTCTTCTTTACTGTTCCAACCTTAACTTCTCAAAATCCCACAATAGTGAAAAGAAACGTAGGAACAATTGATTATGCTAATGGTATTATTACATTAAACCCAGTAAATATGACTTCAGGAAAAGTTGTTGATGGTCAACCTATTATTGAAATATCTACAATACCAAAATCTAATGATGTAATTGGTCTTCAGGATTTATATTTACAATTAGATATTGGAAATAGCACTTTTGATATGGTTGTTGATGATATTTCTTCGGGCGTAGATTCTTCTGCATCTACCTATATCACATCCTCTAGTTATGCAAATGGTAATTTGGTTAGATCTGGTGGAAGAGTAGGAACAACTCCTCTCTCAGAGGCAAGAGCAAGGGCGGTAGCACTGGCAACTGCTACGAGTGTGTATAGCACAGGTACTTCGCCAGCAGCTAATACACAACAATCGGGCACAGAAACGGGCACAACAACACCTGCTCAAGGAGCGACTTATTCATCTTCGTCGTCTTCTTCTTCATCATCATCTTCATCTTCATCATCTTCATCGTCTTCTTCATCATCTTCGTCTTCATCTTCCTCATCCTCATCTTCCGGTTCCTCCGGTGGTGGCGGTTACAGCAGCGGATACTAATACTTAAATTAAAATGACAGAAAAAAGAGTTCAACTTTCCAAAATCGTTAAGAATCAAATTCCTGAATATGTCAGGACCGATTTTCCTTTAATATCTGAATTTTTAAAAGAGTATTATAGAGGACAAGAGTACCAAGGTGGTCCAATTGACTTAATCAATAATATTGATCAATATAATAAAATTGATTCTTTTACGAATACAGTATCTTCTGTTGAATTATCAAAAAGTATTAGTGCAACTGAGAAAGAAATTACAGTAGATTCAACTCAAGGATTTCCAGACGAATATGGACTTCTTAAAATTGAAGATGAAATAATTACATATACTGGAAAAACAGAAACTACTTTTACTGGTTGTATTAGGGGATTTAGTGGTATTTCTGACTATACAAATGGAACTGAATTTGATTCGGTTCTTTTTGAAATTACAAATGCCAAAAGACATAAAACAGGGGTTGATGTTGTAAACCTCAGTGTTTTATTTTTAGCAGAATTTTTAAATAAAAAGAAAATAGAACTTGCGGAAGGATTCGATGATAGATCATTTGACCCTAGAGTAAATCAAAATACATTTCTTAAACAAGTAAGAAGTTTTTATGCTTCAAAAGGAACAGAAGAATCATTTAAGATTTTATTTAAAGCTTTATATGGAGCAAATGTAGAATTAATAAATCCTACCGATTTACTTTTTAGACCTTCAGATGCACAATATGATCAAGTAGAGAGTTTAATAGTTGAACCAACTGCAAATATAGAGAAATTTGATAAAATAGAAAATATTACTCTTTTCCAAGATAGTCCATCAAAATCATATGCTCCTATCGCATATTCAGAAAGAGTAGTTGGAAATAAAGGTCAATTATATTATAGACTTGATATTGATGCTGGATATAATAGAGACATTACATTTGATGGAGCAATTTATGGAGATTTTAAAATAACTCCTAAAACTAAATTACTGAACAAAGTTTCTACTGGAGCAACAGTTTTTGATGTTGATTCTACTGTTGGTTTTGGTCAAACAGGAAATTTGAGAGTTGATTATTCTGATGGAACAAGTGGAGTTATATATTATGGGTCTAAAACAATTAATCAATTTAGAGATATTGACTTTATCTTTAAAGAAATTGAAGAAGGAGGATCTATAGTTGATAGTAATACTTTTGCATACGCAACAATAGACGGAGAGCGCGTCGAATGCAATGTTTCTTCAATTATTAATCAGGTAGATATTCCTAAAGAATCTGTTTATAATAAAAAAGGTATCTTATCCAGAGTAAAAACTCTTGGTTTTGAAGGTAATGGTCCAAAAATTAATAATTGGGTTTATAATCATAAAATTGCTTTTACAATTAAAACCGTAACTGTAATTGATCCCACTGATAATACATATCAATTAGAATTAAATAACAAGCAAAATTTCCGCGATGGTGATATTATTGATGTAATTGATAATTCAGGAACTTCAATAAAATCTCAAATTAAATCTATTGTCAGTGATACTAAAATAAATGTCATATCTGATTTTGCACTTGATACCAATACAATATACACTTTAAAGAAAAGAATTTTAAAAGGTATTGCACCTAATTTTAGAAATATAGAAAATTATCATACAAATGTTCAAAACATTTATAAAAATTCTGATGATAGTCTTTTAGTAGCATCTTCTTCTATACCTTCAGAAGCAATTTCTATTAACTCTATTGATTTAGAAATCAATGGAACTTTTGAAGGTACTGATGTTACGTTTACCAGAAATCATGGATTAAATACTGGCGATAAAGTTCAATATTATACAGAATCTATTACAAGAACATTTTTTGATGTAAATGGAAATAGACAGACTGAAGAAATTGAAGGAACTAAGTTATTCAATGCTGGAATATATTATGTAAGTAAAGTTGATGATCAAACTTTAAAATTTGCTATAAGTAAAGAAAATATTTTTATTAAAAAATTTGTTACCTTTGAATCTACAACAGTAAAAAATAATAAAATTAGATTGTATGATTTTCATGAGCAAATTCTTCAGGATCAAAAACTCTTAAGGGAGATTCCAATTCCAACAAACGAATCTTCAGTTATTACAAAAACTCTTCCAGGAATGACTGGAATTTTAATAAATGGCGTTGAAATTTTAAATTATAAATCTGATAGAAATATCTATTACGGTGAAGTTAAAAACATTGATGTAATTTCCTCTGATAATCAATTCGATATTATTGATCCCCCAAATCTAATTATTGAAGACTCTAATGGAACGGGAGCAAGTGGTTTTCTTGGAATTACTGGTTCGTTAAGTGCTATCAATATTCTTGATAGGGGATTTGATTATGAAGGAACTCCTACTATCAAGATATCTGGAGGAAATGGAAACGGTGCTACAGCTTCAGTAAATATGAAGTTATCTGATCATGTTGCAGAATTTGATAGTAAAACTATTAATATAAACACCAACACAATTGGGTTTTCCACATTCCATAAATTTAGAAATTATGAGGAAGTTACGTATAGAACTGCAAATCAGAGAGTAATTGCAGGATTAACAACTAATGCTTCATATTTTGTTCGTTTAGCTGATGGAACTACAACTTACAGAGTAAGTGTTGCTAGTAAAACATCAAGTCATCCTTTCTTTGGTCAAGGATCTCTAAATGGTTACTATATTACTGGTGATGTTTATGGTACAGTAACACAATCACCTAACTTACAGTTTATTCGTGGTACAACTTACATATTCGATCAAAATGATGCATCATCCGCACAACATGCCATATATTTTAGTGAGGTAGAGTCTGCTTTTAATGGATCCAACAGATATGAAACTGGTGTAACTTATACACTTGATGGTGTAGATCTTGCTTACGCTGATTATGTAACTGGTTTTGCAACCGCTACAAATCGTAGTGTTAGTATTACAGTTGCCGCTGACGCACCCTCAACTCTGTATTATACATGCTCACAGCATCAATATATGGGTAATGCAATAGCAATTTCCAGTACTGTTGGCGGAACAGATCTTCATAATATAAATCTGTACAATAGCCGTGATGATGCTGTTGCCGGTATTAATACTGTAAACTTAACAGGAAATGGTGAAGGAAGACATGATTTAAAAGCAGTGCTGAGAAAGCGTCAGATAGACTCTATTAGCGTTATTGAATCTGGTGAAGGGTATTCTAACCGAAAGGTTACTTTACCTCATACAGGGATTAATACGTCACAGAATATGATTACAGCAATTAATCATGGATATTCTACCGGCGATAAAATTCAATATTATGGTTCTACGGAAACCACAATAACAGGTCTCTCCACAGACACTGATTACATCGCAACTGTTTTAGATAAAGATAATTTTAAACTTTCTATTCTTGGAATAGGCAATACTGAAAATATATTTGCAGATAGGGGTGAATATATTAATTTTGTTACAACTGGAACTGGTACGCATACATTCAACCATCCACCCATTTCTGTTACTCTTTCAGGAAAAACTGGTATTGGTTCAAAATTTGTAGCTACAATTCAACCAAAGTTTAGAGGATTAATTGATAATGTTTATGTAAGTAATGGTGGAGTTGGTTATGGTGTCACTGATATTAGAGATTTTGAAAGAACTCCTGTTGTTAGATACTCTATTGGAGAATCTACTCAAATTAAAACTATCACCAACAATGGACAAATAACCAAAGCAGTCCCTCTTAATAGAGGTCAAAACTTTACTTCTGCTCCAGATATTGTCGTTGATGGTGATGGAACTGGTGCCGTCCTAACTTCAACTATCAGACCTGATGGAAGACTTGATAAAATTATTATAATTGAAGGTGGACGTGGATATAGTGCCGATAATACAACGATTCGTGCAGTATCTTCAGAATCTCTTTCTCGGTCTAAATTTAAATCTAGTTTACAATCTTGGAAAATAAATCTATTTCAAGAAAACTTTGATAAACTTGAACAAGATGATGGAGTATTAATAAAATCAACTGGTAAAAAATACGGTATTCAATATTCTCACATTTATGCACCAAGATACTTGAGGCAAATTGTAATTCCAAGTAATGCTGAAGGTAGAAAGTTATATGGAACAAATGACATTCCCTTTAATAGAACAGAATTAGATTCAAGAAATCATTCTCCTATTATTGGATGGGCATATGACGGCAATCCAATTTATGGACCATATGGATATATTTCAAAATCCGGTGGCGTAGTTACCAGAATGAAGAGTGGTTATATTGATGAATCTTCCTTAAAAGCAAATAGACCTCCAAATTTTGCTTCTGGATCTTTTGTAGAAGATTTTACTTTTTATAGAGTAGAAGATGAGAGCACTCTTGATGAAAATAACGGAAGGTACTGCATAACTCCAGAATTTCCAAATGGAACTTACGCATATTTTGCTACTGTAAGTGATCTTGTCGATGGTTCTGGAGTATTTAAAAATTACAAGAGACCAGTTTTCCCATATTTAATTGGAGAAAATTATTATTCAATTCCATGTAAATTTAATACTGAAAGATTTGCAAATCAAGATGATTTCGATTTAAATCAAAGTGATTATAAGAGAAATACTTCAGTATATAATTTCTTTGATAAAAATACAAGATATCCATACATTACACTACCTAACGATCTTAAGCAAAAAGTAACTACAAACACTGTTAGTAGAGGAAAAGTTGATTCTGTCAAAATATTAAATGGTGGAGATTTATATAAAGTAAATGACCGATTGGTATTTGACCAAACAAATTCTGGTGGATCAGGTGTTGCTGCTAGAGTATCTTTTGTTGAAGGAAAGGAAATATCAAGTATTGCTTGTAGCACTGCTTATAGTAATGTAGAAATTTACCCTTCAAAAGTAAAAGATAAATTTGTTGCGATAGCAACAGCTCCTCATGCTCATAGTGATAAAGATATCATCACTCTCTCAAACTTTTCCACAATAAAATCAGCATATAAGGGAAGTTATAAAGTAACTGTTCCTACAACTCAATGCACTATTGTTGGACTTGGAGGGACTACTTATGCTTTAGATATTGTTGGCAATAGTGGTTCTCCTGCATATCTGTATATTAGTAACGCCAATGTAGATGATATTCGGGAAAATGATATCCTTCAAATATCAGATGAAAAAGTTAAAGTTCTAAATGTTGAAAAACAATCGGGTAGACTTAGAATTCTTAGAGGAATTGATGGTACATCTTCGCCAATTCATCTTGTAGGAACAGCAGCAACAGTTAATCAAAATAAATTTTTGTTTGACGCCAAACAAGATAATACATTTAAATTTAAATTAAATAAAGAAATCTATTTTAATCCTGCCGAATCTCTTGGATTATCTCCAAGTTTTGCAAATCTTGGTTTAGGAGTTACTGTAACTTTTGCAAATCCTGGAGTAGGAGCAACAAATGTATTCATAGCACCTCAAAGAGTTTATCTAAAAGATCATAATCTCCAAACTGGAGATGTTATTAGATACAATAAAAATAGATCTGATGCAACTGCAATTAACTATGAAGATACTACCACAACTATAGGTGTTGGATCTGATTTTATAAACGGTAGAGATTATTACGTTGCTAGATTTAACAAAGACTTTATTGGTATTTCCACTGTTAAAGTTGGACTTGGTTCTACAGGAGTATTTGTAGGAGTTGCAGCAACAACTAGTAATGTTGGACTAATGTGCTTTGTTGGTGCTGGCACTAGTTCATATCATAGTTTTACAACTCAATATCCAAAAGTTACGGCAAATGCAGTTAGTAATAAAGTTACAGTTAGTACTGCAACCACTCATGGGTTAAGTTCTGGACATAGAATTCAATTTGACGTTAAACCTAGGATTGAAAAAACTATAACTGTAAAATATGATGATTTTAGTAGAAATATTATAATTAATCCAAAATCGTTTGATGCTGCTGGAATTAATACAATTGACGGAATTCTAACTATTGAAGAACATGGATTCTCTACGGGAGATAAACTTATTCATACTAGTGATAGAGCAGTTACCGCATTTAATAACAATACTCCATATTACGTAGTTAAAATTGATAAGGATAAATTTAAACTTTCCGAATCTTTATATAATTCACAACTTGAACCACCAATTACTGTTGTTGGTGTGGCAACTACTACTGGAACTTTAGGTCCAGTTAATCCTGCAATTAATGTTGAAGGATTCAATGTTGTTAGGTTTGATTTGTCTGACGAATCACTGCAATATACATATTTCCAAAATAATTATCCAGCATTTGATTTAGATTTATATGAAGATAATATATTTGCAAAACCTTGGATAAAAAATCCAACGGATACTTCATTCAAGGTAGTAAAAACCGGAATTGTTGGTCAGAATTCAATAGTAACTTTAAATATTGATGAAAATACTCCAAAAGAACTATTTTATAATTTAGTTCCAAAATACACCCCTGGTGTTCCTTTACAAGAATCTAAAAAAGGCGTATATATTGATAAATCTGTATCTGGTGCTGGTGCTGTTAGAATCATGGATAGTGTATATTCTGGTTCTCATGATGTAACAGTTTCTACTGCTACTAGTTTTACATATAGTTTAAATAAAGTGCCAGAAAATGTTTCATATGGTACAACAAATGCAACATTGTCTTATATAACTGATTGTACTCACACCAATGGTTCAATCAGTAAAATAGAGATGTTGAATAATGGCGACAACTATAAAGTTCTACCTGGATTGACCACAGTATCGACTGCAGATGGTTTTGGATCAGTATTAGAACTACAAAGTTTTGATATTGGACAAATTGAAAATGTTGAAATTACTGATTATGGATATGATTTCCCATCAGACCAAACACTCGATCCAATATTCTATTATTCACAATCATTACGTATTACTCCATTTACTAATATTAAATCTATTGGAATTTCTTCTCTTGGAAAAGGATATCTTGATGCAAAAGAATTAATTGTTATAGACGGAATTACTAATAAAATTGTAGAAGATATTGATCTTAAATTTAATAGTAAAGAATCAAAGGTAGAAATTATTAAAAATACTTATGGTATGAATAATGTCATACCAAAGATTTATCCAATTAAATCTGGTGCTGGTGTTCCTGTCGATGTCGGTCCTTTCAGTAATGGTATGGTCTATGATCCATCAACCAGAACCGTTTCTGCAGTTTTAAAGACTGAATATTCTGAAGGTGATTACTTCCCATTTGTTCCTGGAGAAAAATTAATGGTTGAAGGATGTAATCCCGGTATTGCATCTTCGGAAAGAGGATTTAATAGTTATGAATATGATTATAATCTATTCACTATAGTTGCGGTCAGTCCCAACTTTGGTGGAGCAGCAGGAGTTGTAACATTTAGTATTGGAGATCAATTAGGAACTGGATTGAGTATTGTTGAATTTAATAGAATTACATCTTCTCCAAGATTACTTCCCCAAAGAGATTTTCCAACTTTTAATATAGAAATTCAACAAAATAGTTGGATTGTTGACGAAGTTATCAAGTCTGGTAATAAGAGAGCAATTGTAGAAGATTGGGATGAAGAATATTCAATTCTTAAAATTAATTCTACAGACGAATTTTTCAATGGAGATACAATTATTGGTGTTACTTCAAAATCTAGAGGATTTATTGATGAAAATATATTTAATTATAAGGCATATGGTAGATATGGAAGTACTATAAAAAGAAATAAGGGTTGGAAACAAATCGCAGGTTTCTTAAATAATGATCTTCAAAGAATTCCTGATAATGATTATTATCAAAATTTCTCATACTCATTAAAATCTACTATACCTTTACAAACATGGAATGATCCAATTTCAGCAATGAACCATGTTGCAGGTTACAAAAAATTTGCTAACTATCAACTCGAATCTTTCCAAAAACAATCTTCCGTTATAACTTCACCAACTTTAGGTTCTTCATATGTTTCTTTAATTAAAGACATTGTAAGAACAATGGATATTAATTGCGTAAATGATTTTGACTTGGTTAGAGAAAATTATTTTGAACTTGGAGATGATTTAATTTCAGATAATATTATTTTTGAAAGTAGATTTATATCTTCTTATGATGAAGCAATTGGAAATAGAGTCTTGTCAATTGATGACATTAGTTATATGTTCAGTCATAGACCAAGACCAGAAGAATATGTTGATCTTCATTCATTTAATTTAGAAAAACATAGATTCTTAAAATATATTGTTTTAGCTAGAGATAAAAGATTTACTTCAGAAAGACAAGTATCAATCTTTGATGTAATTCATGACGGTAACTATGGTTATAGTAATGAATACAGTGTAGTTGCTACTACGGATCAAAATTTAGGTGCTCTTGACTTTAATGTTTCTGGTGGACAGGGATTTATTAGATTCTATCCGGTAGACGAAAAAGTAGCTTTTAATGACCTTAATATTTCATATATTTCATATAAAATTGATGATGAATTCCTTGGCGTAGGGACAAGTGCTTTTGATGATATTTCAGTAGTTAGCACATCAAGCACCGAATTTAATACTGTTGGAACTGGAGTTACTATTGTTTCTATTGGAAGCACATACAATGGAATAACTGCTCTGGTTTCAATTAATCCAGATAGTGGTTCTCAGAATGAAGAATTTGCATTTACTCAATTTAATTTAGTTCATGATGGAACAACCGTACACACATCTGGTGGATTTGGAGAGTTATTTACAACATTAGGAAATAGTCCTGACAATGTTGGATACGGAACTTTCTGGCCATATATTGATAGCGGCAATGTCATAGTTGAATTTATTCCTAATGCAGGAATTGGAACAACTGCAGTAATTAATACTATTCAGATTGGTCTTGCACAAACCGCAACAAGCGGAATTAATACTTATAATATGAATCATGTGAAAATTGAATCGAGGTCTACTAATATTCCATCTTCAGCATCTCCTGGCATTACTACTATTAGTGGATATAGATTTATTGAAAATTCCGAAGAATTTCATGCCACTAAATTGTGGGTTAATGTTTCCGATAAAACAAATAATGAGCATGAATTTTTAGAATTGGTTGTTGTTGAAACAATTAATGCTGTTGGTGTTGCTAGCGATAGTTACGTAGTAGAATTTGGAAACGTAAGAACATCTGCTGGTCTTGGTACATTTGGAGCAGAAGTAGATTCTACTGGATTTGGATTAGATGTGCATTTTACGCCAAATGCAAATATTGAGACTGAGGTTAATGTTTTAGCTCATCATTTAAAATCAGCTACGAGTGATGATGTAGATACTCATATCGATCTTACGAATGGTGTAATTACTGGAGATAGAGATGATTATGTTGGAACTTTCAATGCGGTTAAAACTGATTTTGACTTAACTCATGAAGGTCAAGATATTTTTGAATATTGGTTCAATGGTGGCAGCGTTGGAATTGTTAGTGTAACTGATAATACACTTAACCTGACAAACCATTTCTTTGTTTCTGGCGAAAAAGTTAGTTACTTTAGAAATGATATTAATGACGTAACTTCTGCAATTGGTATTGGAGAAACATTCATTACCGGTATTGGTTTAACAACATTCCTTCCAAATGATGGAGAAAATCTGTTTGTAATCAAAGTTGATGATAATACTATTGGACTTGCAACAAGTCCAACGGCAGCACTTCTTCCTAACCCAGATTTTATCAACATTACTTCAGTTGGAAGTGGAACTTCACACAGATTGTTAGCAACTGATCAAAATGCTAGAGTTCTTGTAACGCTTGACAACTTTATTCAAAGTCCAATTGTATCTACAGCGATTACTAGTTCACTCAGAGATACTGCCCTTTCTACTACAGATATTCTTGAATTTGTAGGTGTTACTTCATTCTTTGGTGGAGATAATATTCAAATTAATAATGAACTCATGGTAATTACCGGAGTTGGTGTTGGGGGTAGTGAAAATAGAGTAGGTGTTAGAAGAGCAAGACTTGGAACTAGATTTGAGAATCATGCCGCAGGATCTTTAATTACTAAAATTAGTGGTAATTATAATATTACTAACAGCACAATAAGTTTTGCAGAAGCACCTTATGGATTAGAACCAGTAAGCGATCCCGGTAACTCTAATGAACTAGACTGGCAAGGTATTGCGAAAGGTTCTAGTTTTAGTGGAAGAAGTTACATGAGAGGTAGAGTAGCTTCAGGTACAACAGATGCTTATAACAATAATCATGTTTTCCAAGATATATCTGATAGATTTAATGCTATTAATGCAATCTTTGAAATTCGTGACACTGCTGGAAATCCAATTACCGGAATTTCAAATGATAACGCAGTATTATTGGTTAATGGAGTTTTCCAACTTCCAGGAATAACAGTTAATGAAGATTATCGCCTTGACGAAGTTGCTGGAATTACTAGTGCGATATTTACTGGTAATCCTCAGATATTAGCAGAAGACGTTGGTATTAGTAGTTTCCCGACAGCGGGTATTATACAATCAGTGGGTTCATCTGAAGGATTTGGATATCAACCATTAGTTGCAGCGGCCGCTACCGTATCTATTTCAGGTGTTGGAACAATTACTTCAGTTCACTTTACAGGCACAGGAACTAATAGTGCTATCGGTAATACAGGAAGTGGTTATAGAAATAATGAGTTCCTTGAAATTTTAACAAAAACAAATCACCCAATTGCTGCTGGAACAACACAAATCTTTATTGACAACCAAAATAGTGTATTTGGCATCCTCAATGAAGTTCATGATGGAACTAATGCTTATATTGGTGTTGGTACAATTAAGAAAGCAACTCTTTCTAGAGTTGCAGGTGTTGGAAATACTTTTGTTAATCTTACCATAGGAAATCCAACTTTCCTTGATATTCCTTCTGGAACTCAAGTAAGTATTGGAGTAACACTCCCATATGGTATTGTTAATGTTAGTGCTGCTACTAGTAACATTGGTAGCGGAGCAGTTCCAGGTCTTACTTATGACGTATTAAATGCTGATTACAATCCAGAAACTGGATTCTTATCTATGACTCTTCCAACAAATCATGAATTAGACCAAGGTGATTATATATCAATTAAAGATAATAGTTTACATTTCACCTGCAACAGTGATAATAATACTACACTTAAATCATATCCCAGACCAAATCTAGATTTTAATGCTTGGAATAGACCTCTAAGACTTGAAAATGTTGAAGGTTCAACTGTGCAAACATTTGTTGGTTTATCAACTTTTGTATATTTCAATATTACAGATGCAACTTATAATCACAATAACGGAGATTTAGAACTTACCATTGGTAATCATAATTTCCTTGTTGGTAGGGGCATATCTCTTGAAACTGATTCATTGACTTTTACTTGCGCTCAAGATGCTCATGGTTCTAACCACACATATCCTAGATCAACAGATCCTGCAGCAAATACAACTCTTGATATTTCTG